CTTACAAGTGGTTATGGAACACACCAAACAGTAATTACTTCGGATATGAATTCTAGACCAGCTATGGCAAGTTTTGGCGTAAATACATATATGGATAGTTTTAACGAAGAAGATGCGCTTTTTAATCAAAGATATAAACCTTCTGGATTGCAATATATGCCCAATTATCCTGAGCGTTATAGTTTAACTGGTGAGTTTATTGAAGACGGTCCTATACCTTCTAATGCAACAATACCGTCTAAATAAATAAAATTTATTTTTCAACCGTAATTTCCCTAGAAACTTTCTTTATAATTTTCTCCTCTTTTTCATAATCATTATCGCCAGCTCCACCCATAGATTCAATAATAATCTTATTATATTGGTCTGAAACTCTAGAAGAAGACTTGTTATAGTCAGGATATTTTTCTTTGAATTTCGGCAAAAGTCGCGCATTTTTGTCAGCCACTTTGCGCACCAATTTATGCATTTTTTTATTATCTTCATCCTTTTCCCATTTGTTTTCATCTTTAATATAAATTGTTTCTCTCTTTTTATCAGTGCAATGAACTGGACGTTGTGTGACATCTAGTTCTTTGAGATTCCTTACGATAATACTAGATATGCCTTCAATGTAACCAAGTTCGCCAACTCTCTCTAAGTCAGAAACTTGTAACTTTAACGAATCTACAAAATCAGTAATATTCATTGCGTCTTTACAGGTCTCATTTAAAAACACATTGAGGTTAAAGGTTTTATTATGAGAGTTATTATTTGTAATAGAAGTATTAGAAGTTCCATTTTTACATAATTCAATGACCTGCTTTTGCAGTTCCTGGTTTTGTTTATAAGATTCAGAATTTTGTAGAGCAAGTTCTTGATTCTGTTTAACAACTTCTAATACTAAATTTGTTAAAACTTTGACATCAGAAAGGTCTTGTAAATTGTCATTAGGGGATAAATTACATTTTTGACGGTGTTTCCAAAGACCACCATTTGTCAAAAAGTTTCTACCGCACTGGCAACTATGGTTTAGGGATTTTTTTTCTTCCTCGATTTCCAAAATACTTCCATTTTCACGTTTTTTATGTTTAGATGTCAAGTTATGTTTACTAAAGTCTTTCTTATTGCTAGTATAATAGTCACAAATTTCGCAGAAAAATTTTGAGTCATTTTTTTGGGAAAAAAATACTTCCATTATCCCTATAATAGGAAGTGATAAAAAATCCCTAAATACTTTTTTTAATAAATATTTTAAAAAATTATCGTAACAAAATGAAAATTATTTTTTTGGTGATTAGACCAAAAAATTCAATTATGGTCTCAGACGAGCGTTTTTTGAGAGACTGTTTTGGGTTTTTCGATTTTTGGACATTTTTTTTGTCCATTTTTGAAATTCCCAAAAAAGTCTTGCGAAAAATTAAAATATTTTGCACTACACGTGGAGTACCCCTTTTTGGACCTATTTTTCAGGTTTTCTTTACATTTTAGTAGTACAACCTCTTTAAATAGGCTTGGAATAATATATATTTTACCTACTTAAAGAAACAAATCCCCAAATATTATATATTTTACCTACTTAAAGAAAATGATTCCCAAATATTATATATTTTACCTACTTAAAGAAACTAATTCCCAAATATTATATATTTTACCTACTTAAAGAAACTAATTTTAATTATTTAGACAATTAAAATTATATAATGGTTATATATAAAATGGAAAATGGACTAATGATGTTGGTACATTCTGTAATAATTGGTATTATATTATACATCTTTATGATTTATATACTTGGTCAAAAACAAATTGTAGCTGAAAACAGAAGTATTTTATTGGCTGCTTTTATATTAATTTATATGATTGTATTTGGTCATGGATTACCTACTTCTATAAACAAAAATTTATTTTAAGTATATTATTACAATTATTCTAATAATATAATTACTCCAAATTTATAAAACAATACTTTTACCTTCTAAACAGCATACATTAAACCCGCATTACCACCAACAAAGGTTACCATATTGACTCTTTCTTCAATAATATATAAATCAAAATTGTAGTCATAAATGCGCCAGGTTGGCTTATTTATACCTACTATATCACCTGTTTGAGGGTCGCAAATAGTAAGAACCTGTGCATATGGGTCAACTGGAGGAACAATAGTTGTAAATTCAAACTGAATATTTGTAAATCTACTCATATTTATCGCACCTGAAGGTTGATACGTAAGAGGGTTTGTATCTAAACAGAAATTATAACAATATAAACCACGAGGTGCATAACCATGTGTTCTTGTATATTTTTCTACATAATCATATACACCAGAAGGTAATATATTCTCTCTATATTGACCATCTAAAAGAATACCCATTGCTACCAATATATATTGAATGTTTTGGGGATTATATACTCCTGTTACATATAATCCAGTTAATGTCCCTCCTGGATTTACACCTGGACCTATTTGAGGATTTGTGCTTGGACTTGTTTGAGGAGGAATACTTTGACTAGGTGTTACATAATTATAAGTTGCAGGACCATCTGTTGGTGCAGGTGTAATATCCTGAGGCATATAATCATAAGGCCAGTTTGTATAATTTGACCATTGATTTCGTAAATTTACATCGCTTCTTTGAAAATAAAACATCCAGCTTATTACCATGCCAATGGAATCTAGGAAAACACGGTTTGCACCCGTTACATTATAATATGGTTTTTCGTAAACTTGCTTAAATAAATATTTTTGCTCATTTTTGGCAAATACTTCTGCTTCATCATTCGAGAGAAAACAATATGTACAATTCAAAGCTATATTTGAGTTAAAATTTGTTCTTGAATCTACATAAGATGTTGGACCAAGAATAACATCTGGCGGAGTTTGCAAGAAACGATAAAATTGCATATAAAATTGATTAAAATTGGGCGCAACTACAGGAAAATTGTTGGTGTAATCTTGCACATCACGAATGGTAAACCATTGATTAATTGGTCTAAAAGAAACGCTAATTTGAAGCTCATTATATTGAAGGGCAACCAATGGAAATGCTTGTGTTGTTAATAGATTAAACCATGCCCCTAAAGGAATATATAATGTGCGTCCAGAAATAGAAGGTTGAGCTCCTGCTGGACTATCCGTATAATAAGCATTTGGATATGCATTGGTGCGCGCGCCTGCATTTGCAGGGTCAGTCAAGTCTGCAACATTACCAATCATGTCGTAAAATAAAGCAAGTTTTCGTCCTGAAAAATCACGTCTCGCAGAATTTAAAATATATTGGCCTGAATATTTTTGCAGTTGTTGGTTACCACAAGTAATCGTAATATCGCTTATAATTTGTGCGCCAATATTGTCTATCCATCTGAACTCATAGGGAGCCCAATCTGTGTAACCTGTTACATTACCATCAGCATCATAAAGAGGTTGTGGAGGCAAAATTGGACTCCAAATAGACGGTAAATCGACAGTTATATAACAGTCCATAAGCAAATCGGCATAACGTTTCACCTTAAATACGAAAGTAGATTCAGTTGTAAGACCAAGTGTCGGTGTCCCTTCATAATTTAAAGTGAAATTCTGTTTTCCAAAATTGGTGTAATGTTTATAAGTACATTTCCAAAATGTTTTACTAGGATTTCCGTTTAAAATTAAATTTGCATTTCCTTGAGATACAAGATTCATCAAGCCGCCTGCCATATTAAGTATATAATATAGAAATTTTTTAATTCTTTATTTCATCATAATATAATTTTACTAGTTTTCTCTCTAAATTTAAAACACCAAAAATTAAAAAAATAATATATTATATTAGATATTATGTCAACTAAAAATACAGATTATTTAAGCGCAATAAAAAACACTGACGAAGATTTTCAATCGTATATGGTTATGGCATTTATTTTTCTTATCTTAATTATTTTCATTGGATACATGATTTATCTAAGTAAGTTGGAAGGCCGCGAAGTTACCTATATGAATAATTTATATCCTTCACTCGATGGTAATATTAGGCCTATTTCAATTAATGACCCTGATTGCAAATACAATTTATACGATTATTACATTAAAACAGCCTATAATGCTTGTTCTGGAGGCGCTTACAAAAATGACTTTGTAGATATTGCCAATTTAAAAGCCATTTTGAAACAAGGTGTCCGTGGTTTAGACTTTGAAATATACTCGGTAAATAACCAACCAGTTGTCGCAACCAGCACAAGTGAAGATTATTTTGTAAAGGAGACCTTTAACTCAGTCAATTTTGGAACCGTTATGGACACTATTCAAAACTATGCCTTTTCAGGTGGAACTTGTCCTAATCCTACAGACCCCTTAATTATTCATTTAAGAATAAAGAGTAATAATCAAGAAATGTATTCTAATTTAGCAAATATATTCAAATCTTATGATTCGATT